GTCACGTGCGCTGTGTGAGGTGCCTGCCATAAACCGGTTGCCCAACCACAGAACAACCATGTCTGATGCCTATAGTACCAGAAACTCCCGCGCGTTCTACCAATCATCGGTTTTTGCCGACGCAATGCGGGAACTCCGAGTCCCGTTCGGCGCGCGCCTCCTCTTCGAGGAGTTGGTCCGGGCCTGCGGGAAGGACCGTCGGTATACCTGGGTCTTGCAGTCGGATCTCGCCGAGCGCTTCGCTGTCACGACCCGGACAATCCAGAGGTGGGAAAAGGCACTCGTGCGGGCCGGTCTGCTCACGACCGCCAGGGCAAGCCTCTGGGCGCGCTGGAACGGCGGCGGAACCCGGAGGCTCGCCATCCCCCACGAGTTTTCCCGCGGGGCCTTCCGGTGCCCGGGAGGGGTCCTAGACGAGGATGGCCGCTGTCTCAGCGGGGAGGGGGTGACGATCAAGGCCGTCGTGGCAAAGTGCCGCGAGGGTCTGGTGAAGGCAATGTCGCATCAGTGGCGCAAACCTTCCTCTATTGGGAATAAGAGAAAAGAGAAAGGCCGTAAACGGCCACAAACGAACGCTCTCCGTCCGGGTGAGCGGCTGATTCCGGGGCTCTGCATCGTGCGAGGGGGCAACGCCGCGGTTGATTACGCGCAGTACCTCGCTAATTTCCTCGGGCGTGTCGGCCTAGGGGCTCCCGAATGACCGTGGTGCAGGAGGCACAGAGCGCCTTCGTGGGCGCCCTTCTGCTGTGTCCTGGCAAAGCCGCCACGGTGGAGGCCATAGCTAGGCCGGAGGACTTCCCCGACAAACGCCTCGGTGTGCTCGTAGGGACGGTCTACAAGTTGGCCCGTGACCCGGCCCCGGTCGACATAGTTTCCATCGTCACGCAGCTCCGAACGGACGGGAAGCTCGACTGGTTTGGCGGAGAGTCCGGGATTATGGAGCTGATGTCGGCCGTTACGTCAACGGCCCACATCGCACACCACGCGAGCATAATTCGCCGTGATAGCACGCGTCGGGCCATCATGGCCGTCTGCGAGGACGGTCTCTCGCAGGCGCGTGGGCTGTCCGTCAACAAGTCCGCGGCGCTCGACGCGTTGCTGGCCGGTCTGGAATCCGCCATATTCTCAGTCGGCAGACAGGTTCTCGGTGGGGCGGTGGGCGGGTCCATCGAAGACCTGATGACTGAGGTCTTCACCGCGCTTGATCGGCCGCAGCACGAGCGGCAGAAAGGCTGGAAGATCGGCTACCACGCGATCGACCACATGACCGCCGGTCTCCGGCCCGGTGAGCTCACGCTGATTGCGGCCCGCCCTGGTGTGGGGAAAACGGTGTTTGCCCTTAACGTGGCCGCGAACCTATGTAGCGGCGGCGCTAAGGTCCTCTTCGTGAGCATGGAGATGTCCACGGAGCAGATCGCTCAGCGCGTCCTGTCACGCGAGTCCCACGTGAGTGGCTACCACCTTCGAAGCGGCTACCTCGACGCCGCTGATCGCCGCGACATGGTTGGAGCCGCGGGCCGCATGAGCGGATGGAAGCTGCAGATATTTGAGGATTACGGGACTTCCGTTGGGCGACTCGGGTCGATGGCCAGACGGGCATCGAGCGACATGGGGGGGGTTGATTTTATCGTCGTGGACTACCTGCAGCTCATGGCCGACCAGGCGAGCTCGAAGCGTGGCCGCGTCGAGGAGGTGTCTACGATCAGCCGCGGGCTAAAGTCTCTTGCGCGAGAGCTCCGCGTCAACGTGATTGCTCTCTCGCAGCTGTCTCGAGCTGGGGTGGATGGCGAGCCGGGGCTCCACCACTTGCGCGACTCGGGGGCGCTCGAGCAGGATGCAGATCAAGTAATTATGCTCTGGACGGAGGAGATCGACCACACCGGCCATGGCGGGCTCCGCTGGAGCGTGGCTAAGAACCGACACGGGAGCACGGGGCGCTGCACGCTTCCACTGCTTTTCGACCGAGCCTGCTTCCACCTGACAGACTTCGACCCGCCAGATCCAGAGATGATACCACTTAGCCTTATGGGGGAGGATCAATGAGCTCCGGACCCGACAAGCTACTCCGCGACTCGGAGGAGAAACTACGTCAGTCGTTCTACCACTACGTGCGCGCATGCCGACTCTCCGAGTCACGGCCTACAGACGACGATCTGCGCGGCGACGTGCTGAACGCCTCGACGCTGGCCACGGTCGCGGCACGAGAGTACGACCGCATTTACAATCTAGCACGAACCAGGCCAACACCGGCCTCAACCAAATCATGAGCGGAAGCAACCAACTCGCACGACGGCTCCTCAAGCGAATGCTACGTGGCCGCGGGAACAAAACGACGCGGAAAGAACTCGTTCGCGCCCTCGCCCAACTCGAGGGTCGCCAACTTCTCCGGGGCAAGCCACCCTCCCCCAGGAGTCTCGCCGTGTTGCGAGAACTCGACTCCGCCACAAGGCTCTCCGGCGGCGTGCCACCAACTGTCGCCGAACTAAGCAAAAGCCTAGATCGGTCACCGGCCACGGTGTTCGAGCATCTGATCGCCCTAGTGAATCGTGGTCTAGTCCGGCGCACCGGATCAGACCGGGCGCGCAATCACGTCGTAGCTCCTGCAGGTCGCAAGTTTTTGGACAATACCAGGATCAGCCACCACTGCCCGGGAGTATGCTCGACCGAGACCGAGGACGCCACAACCACGAACACAGGGATGACGACATGAGCGACGGATATGCTTCCGCGCAGCAGGCCTATGACGACCGGCAACCACGTGACGACCACCGGAGTCCGAACCTGGTAAACTGCGAGGTCTGCGACGAGAGCGGAGAGGCGCCCTACTGCGCGACCCACGAGGGCGGCGCCGTCACTGCGGCCGATTATATCGACGGGATTCATGACGGATTCTGCGTCTACGGTGACGAGGACGCAGACAAAGCCTGCTCCATCGATATGGCTGAGTGCACGGTCTGCGGTGGAGCGCAAGTGTACGAGGTGGACCCCGACGGGCGGAGGGCCAAGCAATGAGTGGCTATGACGACCTGGTTCAACACACCCCTGGGCATGGTGCTCAGGGTGTTACCCCGGAGGCCCGACATGAAGGGCACGAAGTTGCTGGTGCTTGCACTGGCCCTGATGGTGGCGGCAGCTCTTGCGAGCTGCCGCCCGACGAGCGCGATGAGCACGGGTCTCGACAACGGGACCGTGGGCTCGACGCTGACCTGACCGAAGGCGGGGCATCGCTCCTGGGTGCCCCGCGCCCCGACCACATCCTTGGGCAAGCGTCAGCTAAAGGAAGTGGAGTGACCCTCGAGGTCCGAGACATGGGCCGTCCGCCGGGCCTAAACGAGCTGAAGACCATGCACTACAGGTCCTATGCCCAGGTTCGGTACTCATGGGAAATGAGGTTCCTTGGGCTGGGGGTGGCGCACATCCCCACGCCGTGCGAACTCGAGTTCACCGTGCTGTCGGCCAATGCGATGGACTGGGACAACGCTTGCAGCTGCTGCAAGGTTCCCCTCGATGCGCTACAGCGCATCGGCAGGCTCGAGAACGACAGCCCCAGCCACATCGTTAGGTTCACCGCCAGGCAGGAACGGTGCTCCCGGAAAAGCGCGGGCATCCGGCTGACCTTTACGCCGCTGTAGACGGCAGTTTTAACCGATTCCACTAACCACAGGCGCCGAGAGATTCCTCGGCGCCCCATCCAACCACCACACCACATGAATCAGGCACAAGCGCCGATCGCCTACAACGTAGCCGACGCAACCATTCGCTCGCTGTCCGAGCAGTTCCTGCTGCTCCACACAAACGGCCCAGAAGACAGGAGTGCATTAGCGCTCGTTCGCGAGTCCCGCCTACAGGTCAAGGCCCTGCGGGTGACCATCGAAAAGCGGCGCAAGGAGTTAAAGGTTGAGGCCCTTGAGTATTGCCGCCGCGTGGACGAGGAGGCAAAGCGTCTGTTTGGGATGCTCGAGCCCATTGAGTCCCACCTCATCGCCGAAGAGCAGAAGGTAGCGGAGGAGCTCGCACGGCGTGAAAAGGAGCTACTCGACAAGCGCATGGCAGCTCTCACCGAATTGGGCATCTTCAGCATGCTTAGTCCTGAAACCGTCAAGAACATGAGTGATGCCGAGTTTGTGGCCGTGCTCGAGCGCCAGACTGCGCTGGCCGAGGAGCGGCGCCTCGAGGCCGAGCTGAATGCCGCAAAACAGGAAGCCGACCGGCAGGCCCGCGTCGAGGAGCAGCGGAAGATCGAAGCCGAGCGCGCTGCGTTCGAGGCCGAGCGTGAAGCCGCAAAACAGGAAGCCGACCGGCTCCGCGCACTCGTTGAAGCTGAGGTTGCCAAGCGCCGCGCCGAACTCGCAAAGGAGGAAGAGGCATTGCGCGCACGCGTCGCAGCGGAACAAGCTGCAGCCGCGCAGGCCAAGGCCGAGCGGGATGCCGCGGAACGCGAGGCGGCCTCGATCCGCGAAGAGGAGGAACGGCGCAAGTCGGCGCAAGCTGACACTGAGGCCAAGGCTGAGGCCACAAAGAAGGCGTGCACTTTAGCGGACGTTGCGTTTCTGCGGCGACTCGCGTTACACATGCGAAAATTACAGATTGACGTCCTAAGCGCCATTGAAGTTGACGATCTGGCCAGCGCAATTGAGGCCGGGGAGGATTTGCTCTAGGGCATGAGGAAAAGTAAATGGATCCTCGGGGCCCCAGACCCCGAAATGAAACTAATCGAAAGCATGCTGGCAACCGCTGGTTGTCAGTACGCATATGCACTCGACCAAGATGGCGTCCGGGTCCACCCAGGCAACGCCTATAACGCGAGTGCGGATAGGCTGCCCCCGCTAAATGGCGCGCCGCTCGCACTCGTAGAGTGCATGTTTTCGAGCCCCCTCCCAATCGACCAGGAGGTGGTGGTGATCGATCACCACCGTCCGGGGGATCCGGGCTTCGGCCAGGGTCCTGATCGGTTCTTCGCGGCCTCGTCGGTGGGCCAGGTGCTCGCGGCGCTCGGCGCCGCTGTGTTCTACTCCGACGGGGGGGAGGCTGGGATCGAGCTTGACTGGGGCGGGTCGAGCATGGATCCGGACTCAGGAGAGATGGTTACAGGACTGGTACCATGGCCTTCAGGTAAAAGCGGTCAGTGGGCCCGCTCGATCCCTCCCGAGTGGGTACGGGACTTCGACGAGCAGCGAGTGCTCTACACGGCGGCGGCCGACCACTGCCT